GGTAAGGGTTGTTTATTTCATCCGGGTAGGTCCCGTTGAGATTGCCATCGTAATACTGGCAAGACGCGCGCCCGTTAGCCGTTTGCATGGATTTTCCGCGACCCCAGGTCCAATTCTCACCTAAGCTATTGACGAACGAGGCATTCCAACAGTTTGAGGGTCCCATGTAGCCTGCCACCCAATTGTGAGCACCGGGGCAGATACGGACAGGTCCGGGTAGCATATCCTCTTCCAGGCCGTTGTCATAGGAATACGGTTGGGGCGTAGTGCCATTGGGGGCACCTGTGCCAGCTTTATAGCCGTACATCGGGTACATCTGCCCGTTGCCTGCTTGCCCGCAAATGTTGTCGCCAGTGAATCCAAGGGTAGAATCGACGCCCTTATAATATATACCTCCGGAATTGGCATATACATTAGCGACAGACATAGTCTGTCCTGTAGCGGGATCGGGCCCCAGGCCTGCCGTCAAAAAGGACGTGAAGTCTTGCGGCGTGTTGGAGACGGAAGCACTTGATCCCCCCCAATATTTCGGATGATCGCCCATGCCCAACACATGATGATTGTCGAGCAGGATTACCCCGAAGTCTCCTTCTTCGCAAACATCGATCGCATATCTCCCTGCGCCGAGCTGTATAGTGTCGGGAAGCGTGTAAGACACAGCCGGGCTCGTGCCGCGTTGCAGCATTGCCTTGTTATTGCTGCCTGCCCAGCTCCACACCCGGCCCTTACTATCCAGCGCCCGGAGAACGTACTGCCCGACCACCTTGACGATGTGAACCGGGATCGGAAAAGTCACCCAAACGATAGAGGCCTGGTTGACCGTTGTGTTTGTCCCGTTGCCATGAATGCCGCCGGATATGGACCCTGCCATTCCCACCTGGCGCCCGGTTGTACTATCGGTGGTCCAAATAACATCAAGCCAGTAAGGGCTTGCGCTGGAAGCCGTACAAAGCAATCCTGAGACGAAAGGCAGTGCATTTCCGGCACTATCCGTGGTGATGTGTGAAAAGGCCCCACTTCCCGTAGAGAACACGCTACCGAGCATATACAGGCCTCCACTGGCATCTCCTGCGCCCGCATCATGGGGGCCGCCTTCTACCCAGGCAACCGTCGCCGGTTGATTCGTGCAAAGAGCGGGTACCGTGTTCAAAAGGTGGTATGCTTGGTTGGTTGTACCGTCGAAGATGAGGTTATAATATTCTCCCAGCGACACGTATGTAGCGCCGCCGCTGTAATATTTTGCCTTTGGGATCGCTGAAACGATCGCCAGCAAACAGGCTATATATAGGATGCGTTTCATGCTTATTGAATTGGGTATTGAAATGAATACTGAAGAACTATCGGAATCCCCGACGCCGCCGCTCCCGAAGCATAGGATAGTTCCGCGATATGATTCGTCGAATAGGTGGTAACGGTTATTCCTGTCCCATTTCCAACCGCCGTCCAACCACCACCCCAGCAGGCGTGGCCGCCATTTAAAAGAGATGCAACCGGAAGAGTGACCGAAATATTGACCTGCGAATTATTGGCGGAGGCGGTAACTGTCATGGACCCATACACGGTTACAACATTCCCACTCCTAGACCATGTTGCAGAATCCGCCGTTACGCTGGTCACAAAATTTATCCCGGTAACGGTGGGCACATATATGCCCGATGAACCGCCCCCAACACCTCCTTGGCTAACCGTATCTACTCTATCGGTAGAAGTATTCCACACCAATAGGGGCATCGCAGACGTACCCGTCCCGGGCTTTGTGAACATAATCGAGTCAGGACTTACCCACATCGTAGCGCCAGTGTATGACCCGTGCGTAAGCGAAATGCTCTTGCCGCCCATCGCTACAAATCCAAGATCGTCGGTTTTCATTACCCATTGAGGCGTGAATGTTCCAGCGGCCGTAGAAGGATTATTGGAAAAAGCCAACTGACCATTGTAGAAATTGAACCCTTCCGAATACCCCGCGTTTGGTTTTGTCCATCCGCTGGCATACTTCATATTGTCGAACAAGTTCATGTTATTTGCTGCCGCGCCACCTACCCATATATCAGATATCCGGGTTTGAGCGTTGGTCAGGGTATATGCGGCCGTATCGACGTAGAAAAGACTTCTCGATGCATCGAAACCAAGATTGGAACTGGCTCCGAAGGCGCCGGAATTATTATAGATAATCTGCGTATTTGAACCGGGTACACCTCCGCCAAAAGGGGCCGCAGCCCTCATTGTATTGTCGGCTGCATGATACACCAAAGGAGAGTCAGTAATCAGTCCACCAGCTAATGGTGTAGGGTTAATCCATATTTTACTCGTTCCAACCACAACGGTCGACCCAGAAGTCGATCCAACCGACAACGAAGCATTGCCGCCTAAGTAGACCGACCCATTATCATTATAATCAGTCTTTAAAGATACATTAGGGGTGAAGGCGCCTGTACCAGTATTGTTCGTAAAGATGGCGAATTGGCCATTGTACATATTCACACCTTCCGTGAATCCGCTTACTGGCCGCGTCCATCCGCTATTGTAATTGGCGTTATCGGCGAATATCTGATTATTTGCCGCGGCTCCTTGTAAATACATGCCGGAAATATTTCCCTGATACCCGGTAAGCGTATAGGTAGCAGGCTGTACGCTGAATGTAGAGTTGAATGTAGCAGCACCTTTGAATGTCGAAGTGCCTATTACCGATAGCGTTGTACTGTCAGTTACGGCTCCATGATTGATGACATTTCCGAAGATGTCATTTTGCTGAAAGGTAGAATTCGTAATATAGGCCAGTGATCCATATCCCGTTACATTCATCGGCATAGCCACCGATAGATTGGTAATGCTGTCTATCCGCAGAGCGAATCCAGTGGGCTGACTTTGCCCTCCTAGAATAAGTCCATGCAATTGAACGTTGTAGAGATCGCTAAGGTCTATCGATGGAGAGGTAGTGGCGTTGGTGTTATAGGATTCAATTTCGTTATCGGCAATTATGACATTCCCTACATTCCCTCCCGACAGGTTATGAATATAGATAGGTGTCTTTTGGATGCCTTCTATCCAGTTGTTCGCTATCCGTATATCAGAGGTGGGGCCGTCCCTAGCGTCAATTTTAATGGCATACCAAAAAGCTCCATTGGGCTTATTCACAAGCCCGCTGACCGAGCAAAATTGCACTTCAAGAGCAGATGGGTTAGAAACATACATCCCCACGGTCGTTGTCGATCCAGTAGCGAAAGTGTCTGACACGATATTGACATGGTGGATAAAGATGCCTCCAAAATCGGTTGTACCAACAACAATGTCTCGGATCAGCATTCCTGTGTCGACAGGGAATAGGACGTTAATGTGATCGTACGTCACCAAATTCGCAGACTGCTGATTGATGCCATTGAAGAATCGAACAATATTTAGATTTTTGAAGTTCGATTCCTGGTTGTTGTTCTTGATGACGATCCCCGCTCCGGCGGTTGGGCGGGAAGATGCGATGTTGACGATGCTCAGGTCGTGGACGTTCATTACCGGGTAGACATTTGTGGTCGTTCTGTCGAAGACCAGGCCGTCCGCCGTCCCGTTGTCCATGTAGATCACGGAGGGATATAGCGAGGGGGTGTCCGATAGTTGATAATAAGTGAACTGTCCCTGACCAGCTCCGTATAGCTCGCCGTTCTTTCCCGAAAATAAAAGGGAGTCGGTAATGCGATATCCTAAATTTCTGGTCCCCGCTGTAGCGGGTGGGACATATATTTTGAATCCAAAAAGATTTGCCGCAGCAATCGCATTACGAAAGGCAGTTGTATTATTCGTTCCATTCCCGCTAGTCCCGTTGCAGTCTGCAACTGCTCCAAAGGCCGTGACCGGAATAATATATGGCGCGACCGATCCGCTTCCGCTACCCGCCCGGACATCCACCCACGACCCATTGTCGTAACTCCATATGGCAGAATCTGCTGAAAAATAATAACATTGACAGTTAGAAGCAGCAGGGCGGGACAAATAGGCTCCGGCTGTAACATTCGGCCCTTTGATCGCACTGACAGGAACGGCCTTTAATTGCTGGTTTGCCGTTTTGATGACCGCCGAATCTGTTCCGGCTGGCGTAGCCTGACCTGCTAGGCCGGTCCAATAGAAGGGGAACCCATTGATATAAATGGTATCCGCCCGACTGAATGCCCCGGCCGCACCGCCCAAGACTAAAGAATCCCCTCCTGAAGCGGACACGCCTTGGCGCCCGTAAATGGTAGACGTTATCGACAACCAGACACTTCCGTTGCTATACTGAAAGAAGTTTGAATCGGTGTTGTAATACAGCCCCGGACCAGATGAAGCCGCTGGCATGATTGCCGTATTCCCTGAGCCGAGGATCTTGGCTCCTCCGGAGTTAGTGACGAAGTTCAAAATACTTTGAACTTGGGTAGGCGTGAGATCCTGCGGAACACCGGCGCTCACCGCGCCTTTGATGGTATTGGCGCCCATGTTGTTTAGGGCGGAATTGGGCACATTGGCCGATCCGATTAAACGAGTATCATTGCCCTTGACTGCCTGGGACGAACTTGCGTTTCCGGATGCAGGAACATCGACAACTGCGGCTGTACCTAAACCAAGGTTAGTGCGTGCCGTCGAAACATTATTTAGGTCGGACAAATTGCTGGCTATCGCCAATTTTAGATTGAGCGCATTTTGCAGATCTGTTTGGCTGGCGAGCGATCCTGTTATTGCCCCCCAACTGACGGTCCCGGAACCACCACCACCCGCTGCCGTCAGCCAGGTCGAGCCGTTATCGAAATATATTTTCGCCGAGTCGGTTGCAAAATAAAACCTGTAGGGAACACCCGCCGATGGCCTGCTGCTGTACGTGCCGGACGCCCAGCTGTAGGCGCCTCCCGCATTGACTACCTGTTGAAAATTGATGACGTTCGGTAAACCGTTAGATGTCAAATAACCTGCTGGATTGGTAGAGAGCGGATAGAAAGACGCCTGAGCAACCGACAGCCTAACATAGGCCGCCAACATAGCAGCTGTATCACCTGGTGCTATGGGCTTATATCCTAATGCTCGCTGTCTTGCTTGAAGGGAGTCGTATAGGTCGGTTTGGCTGGTCAATGTCCCCAGTATCGTTCCCCAAACAGGAGCGCCTCCGGCTGCCGAGCTATCTACCATATGCCATGCCTTCAAGGATGGATCCCATACATATAGATGATGCCCGCATGAATCATAGTAAGGTGTGAATAGCGGCAGTATCTGCCCGTGCCCAAAGCCGATCGAAAAGAGAAAAGTGGAATCGGTCGGCGCTCCGCAGCCGGTAGGACCATATAACACGGAATCAAAAACACCGCGACGCGGGTAAATTCCCCAGCTATTTGACGGAGACGGGAAAACCTGGGCCGAAGAGATAATCGAATAGAGACAGAAAGCTACTGCTGGTATAATTCGGCAGAATATCGATTTGGTTCTGGCGTTCATTGCACTAAGGATTTTAGCTTCTGTCTGCCAAATATTTTAGCAATACCGTCAGACAGATAAAGGTAATTGAATGTTTTTGTCGTCTTTGTTGTCGAAGGGTCGAATTTTCGGTTAACCGTAGATTTACGGACTACACCAAAAGCCATTTACGGACGGCAATGTTTGCTGGGCAGTGATCGTTGCCGCCAGTACTGCTTGTTAGTCCTTGATAAGTATCGCCGGGTGGATTACCGTTCTGTATTTGACCGTTTGCAAATCCGGGCATCCCCGCAGTTGTTGTGCCGTACACGAACACGTTTCCGGCTGCTCCTGGTGCTTTATCATCAGCCACACCATTGTAATGGCTATGGCCGAGTAATTGAGGGCCACCATAATTCCCCGGAGACCTGGTCCCATCGGTAATTCTCTCGAACATGTTGAGCCGATTCGGAATGTGAAACTTGCCGTTGTTCGCCGGGTTGGCTGAATTCGCCAATGAATAAATATATTTATTGTTGCCTGTGGCCCAATCGTCGTAATTACACACTTCCGCCGGCGGCAGGTTCAATACAAAATCATTATACAGCCGCGCATATTGCTGGTTATCAAGAGCCGTACCATCGAGCATTTGTTTATTGAATACGTTCGCAGCAATATTATCGTCAACAACCTGCTCTCCTATACGCAACCAGTTCCCGAACGGACAATCCACTCTCCAACGCTTTACGGCGTCCGTATCAACGAAGGGGTAGATATATAGGCTTTCCAGGTTGCAGATATAGAGGTTGTTTCTATTCCCTTGCAACCACGATAGAACCTCGCCAGGTTGGAAAATTAGTTTTGCGCATTGTTGTATTGCTCCGGGATCGAACTCTATTTTTATCCGTTTGTTCGCCGGAACGCTGGCAATAGCAGGGAAAGTGACCTCCAAATAAGTTCCAGCGGGCCGAATGATCAATCCTCCACCAAAGTCAGCGCCTGCGTCAACCGGATAATTTGCCGTGATCACCTTTGGAGTGGCAAAGGCCGGATAGCTAGCAGGCGGCGAGGATGTTTGCTGCGTAACCTGTAAAACGAACGATACATTAAACCATTCGCCGGGATTGAATAGGTCGCCGGCCGTGAGAAGCTGCAGGGTGCCCGTGTTGGGATTCCAGGAATATTCGACGCCCTTTTTCATCACGCCTTCGCCCCCCATGCGGTTTAGCGTGCCAATATCGAAGCCGCGCCAATCCTCTTTTCCGCCTGTGCCGTCGAAAACCACCGTATTCACACCGCTGCTGAAACCGGTTGTAGTGTCCGCCGTGATCTGTTCCGGCGCCCTGGCCGTAACTTGAGAATAAGCGCCAGGAACTACATTCATATCCTTTCCCAACTGCTGGATGATATTTCCCGATCCGTCGACCTCGTAAACCCTGAAAAGAATATTTACCCGGTCAAGTCCCGGGAAACTCCATGTTTCCTGATCATTGTGTGGCGCGGCGTGCGTTTGCGAAGTCACAATGGCCAGTGGATCGCTTTCATAGTAAACGCGTACCTGGATGGGATTAACGATCGAAGGATATGCGCCGGTCCATACTTGAAGTGTTGTCGTCATAGTTAAGATGTTTGATCGTCAGTTACGTTAATAACTCCTTCATTTTGACCAAATGCCGTCGCGTCATAAGTGAAGGTGATGGCGTCGATATCTGCATCCCCGGCTGTCGCGAAGGTCGTACCGGTGACATTCTCCGTCGGATATAGGTCGATCTTCACTTCCAACTGTGGTACGCCCTGGCCGAGATCCTGCGGTTCCCACTTGCTATCAGCCCCACGGTTGTAGGCCTCGTTTTCGATCCTGAGGTTATCGAGGCCGGTGATCATGTTCATCTTCAGGGCCATATAATCGGCGAGTAGTTGATCTTCGGTGCCATATTGTACGGTGCGGAAACGTTTCGGCAGGTTGCGGGTAGTTTCATAATCCCCTACCTCATCCTCATAGACATCCACTTCACTGTCAGATTGCCAGGGATATAGCTTGCCTTCTACCCGGAGCATAGTTTTGATGCCGGTGGAGAAGTAATAATCAATGCGGTCCACCGAACCGTCATATTTGTGCCTCAGCGTCCCCGGGAAATCGGTTTGAAAGTTGAGTTTGTTGGTAATGCCGACGATATTACCGTCGGCCACAAGGGCCGCCCAATACAATCCAGCGGGATAGCTCGCAAGCGGAATACTTACCTCGAGTAAAACATTTGGCGACTGCACGACCGATCCGGCAGGAGTTGAATACGGTATGACGTCTACAACAAGGCCGGTGGCCACTGACACCAGGTGTAATTCGCATTCCCCCACACCATTAGTGATCATCTGGTCGACAATGGTATCTGTGGGTATCTCCCAGGGTTGCTTGTAGTCGGGGCGGCCGTATGCGCTATAATTCGGCCAACGGTTTTCCTCCCAATCGTCGTAGATGTCCGCAAAGTGGCAACCGGCCACCGGCGTAGCATTGTATTTGACGAAGTGAAGGGGATTATAATCGGATCGGTAGATCATATGTTTGCCTATTTGAATGGAGGTTCCGTTTTGAAACAGGGCCAGAAGCGTCGAGAAAGGCGTTTTGCCAGAAACGAGCAGCTTCCAGGTTTGGGCCTGGTCGGTAGCCGGCTTCATCGTCATTTGGCCAATGGGAAGTAAATAGAGCTCCAACCCCTTGTATTCCGCCGTGATATAGCCACCGGTCTGCAGCTGGGTCATGATCTCGTTGAACGTGTTTGGGACCGGAGATTTTAAGGAGACATAGAAGGGCCAGTATAGGGGAGCAGCTAGGCTGTTCACGGGAATATTGGCGTTCTCGCTCACCACCAGGCCGTTTTTGCTGCGGGTGAGGTTAGCGTTTACCTCGGCACCATTGAAAAGGATGCGTTGAAGAGCTTGCTGGGTGAGGAAGGATGATAGTGTGTTGTCGTGGGCCCTCAGACATAGATAAGGCGACGTTTCCTCGATATTGAATAGCGTCTCAGGATGCAGAAATTGTCCAAGTGTCGGCGGCAAGGTCGAAGGATCGACCCCGGCGGGGACATATTGATCATCCAGCCGGATGGAGTCGTAATCCATGACCGGGCCCTTATTGGTGCCGCGCATGAGACGGAAACCGCTGATAGACGCGGAAACATTGACTGGCAAAGAGGTGGTCCCAAAAACATGCAGCCCATCTGGGATATAATTGATGATCAAATCCGTCGACGGATCGGTCATTTCGGTAAACTGGAATTGCCAACGGCCATTAGCGTCGGCTACGGTGGTGCCGACCGGTCCGGCGATATCAGTTATAAGGTCTATCGGCCCCCCGCCTCCATCGATGAAGATGTCAATCGTTGCGCCTGGCTGGGCTACGCCCTTTAATAATGGCGTGTTGGTATAGAGTGTGTCGTTGTAAAGGATGCTGGTAATGAGCGGCATTGACAGATCGTTGCTGACGATTAGGGAAATTGCCGGAGTCACCGGCAAGCCCGGGGAAGTCGCTGTGAGCGTGTGGTTGCCGTTGGATATTGGAGCGGTTGTCTGGAATGACCATAGGCTTGATGAATTGGCTACGACGCGCCCGATTTGTACGCCGTCGAGCAAGACAGATACAACATTGCCTTGCGGAGCCGTGCCGGTGATCTTTGGCAGATTATCATACAAGGAGTCGCCGGAAGTCGGGCTGGTGATGACGAAAGAAGCAGTAAGCGCCGGATTTACCGTCAGCAAGACGGCCGGGCTGAAATCGCTAATATTGCTTGGATCGGTTTGAGCGTTGGCAGTGATAGAATGCACCCCATTGAAATTGAGCGACATCACCCGAAGCGCCGTCTGTATCTGATAGGACCAATTGCCATTAGCATCAGCCACCGTGGTACCATCTATCTGACCGTCAGCATAAATGGTTATGGTTACATTCGCCTGCGATATGCCTGTAATCGTAGGGTATTGGCTATATACCAACGTACTCGAATAGGGCGTCCGGATAACGGGGGCAGCCAAGATAAGCGTAACGATGGTCGCGGGAAAAGCATTGTCGATTACGCCCGGCGCCTGCCCGATGACGTCGGTTACCATAGCAACGAAGACATCCGTATCCCCCTTGTCGTCCGTTGTGGTCAGGTTCGGGTAGTTGGTTCGTATGAACTCCATACCAAAAGAGTCCGCCCGATAGGTCGATACCAGGTCCATAGAATTGACCACCGTCGTGATTGGAAAGGTATAGTTGTGTGTGCAGTTGAATTCGTACCTACCATTGCGCTGGTTGTACGTCTGTTTCAGGTAGCCGACCTTCGCCGAGGCATAGATGAATTCCTTAGCCACCGATAAGATGACGTTGCTGACATTGGGCAGCCGCATAATCTCATTATTGCTATTATATAGGTCAGTGACCGGCTCAAGCCACAAGACCCCGTTGCGGACGGCAATGCCTAATTCGTAGGGAACAAAAAAGGACTTGTAGAAATCTGCAAAACACGTCATGATCTGAGCGTCCGGGAAACTTCTAAGTGATGACCCGGAGAGCACGCATTTGCGATTATTTTGCCGGAGAAAATTGCTATCCGCCGTATATCTGCCGAGCGTAATTTGCGAAACCAGACTTTGGAGCACATCTATGGGCCTGAGAGCATAGTTTACAGACGGCTGCTGTTGACTGGCATATACCGCCGAAATAGTCGTAGCAAATGGCGTGATCGTCATGGAATTGATCTCCGGATCGGCTATTTCCATGAAAAGGAATAGCTTTTCATTCGCGGCCAGCGATATCTTCATATTGAATGCTACCGTATAGGTTTGGCCTACAACAAAAGCGGGGTGGGGCGTTCCCAGTGCCGGACCGATATTTTGCCAAACGACCTTATTGGGGTCGGGTCTTGAATCCAGGCTAGTAAAAAACAATACCCCGATGCCGCCGCCATTATACCTAAGCGCGCTCCATTTGAAGGAGAATGTGCCGGACAACTTTACCACTGTCGGAACATCGAAGACGAGGAAATCATTGGCCGTTGCTGGGTCTTGCGCGTAAGTAACAGGGTTGTCGAAATTGGCGTAGTCCTCCGAGCCGAAAATCGCTCCTACACTATCGCCCTCGTTATTTAGAAAGGTGAGTGGGACAGCAAACCAGAAATGGCCGGTGTTGTTGACGATAGGAATACTCGTTACGCTATAGTTCAACTTATCCTGCAGTAGAATGCCATCGAAAAGAACCGGTATAGCTAGAGGATTGGATGAATTGCAGGGGATGGAATACATCGTACTCTCGTTGGCTTGCGCCAGGGCGAAGACATCGTATTGCAAGGTGTTGGCGGAAATGCCGGTACGAGGGTCGCCGACGATGGAGCTAATATCCACCCGCTCCCTGTACTCCAATTCGTAATAGTTCAGCCCTTTGGCCGGATTATTCCGCAGGATGACCAGATAGAGTATTTCTTCCGTTCCGGCGCCATTGATCAGCCGGTCCATTAAGATCGCCTGGCCATCCTCGATGAACTTTAGCGCGCTGGAAACTGATCTGAGTGTAGCAAAATAGTTCTGGTTGAAGTCGAATTGCAACGTATAGTCCTTCCAGCCGTTGGGATTTTTCCTTAACGCTTTGGGGATAGAACGCGGTTTCACAACGCCATTGTCCACGTAATAACACCGGTTGTAGGCATCCGTAAAGAAGAATTGCAGTTTTTTGGTTGCTATACTCATTTTTTACGGATGCCTTTTACCATCGTGTTATAATAATCTCTGGGAAGACCAATAGTGTCCCCCGGGATATGAATGTGGTTGATGATCTTCCTTTGGGAGCGTTTGAGGGCGCGTTCCAATCTTGTCGTCTGGTTGTCGATGGCCCGCTCAATGGCATGGTCCTGGCCAGATGAGTTGAGGATAGCGAAGCTTCGCATAAGACTTGCCCCGCCGAGATCTGCGACGATATCCTTATTCAATGGCTGCACTTTGGAATCGGGTGCCAGGTCGATGAGCGTGGCCTGATCCACAACAAAGGGCTTGCGGCCAGGGATGGATACCAATTCTGGTCCGGCCTCTCCGACAATGGCCTCGCCACCCGGGTGACGACCTTTCCCCGGAATACCAACACCTTCTGCGTAGGCTGGTATTGGCTTTGACTCGATCGTTGCTACTTCTATAGCACCAATGGCAGCCAGTGCGGCTGCCGCAGCAAACCCCAGAGGCGTAAATCCATAGGTAGAGAAAGTCTTCATTATAGCGGAGGCAGTATTCCAAATTGCCTGCGCAAGAGAATAATCGCGCTCAAATTTGGCCTCTTCGATTTTTTGGGCTCGCTCTTCTTTTTGAGCGGCTGTATCCCGGGCTCTCTTTTGCGCGGCAAGAATGGCGATTTCTTCGGCCTGCTGACGGACGGTTAAGGTCGATTTTTGTACGGCAGCAATTTGGGCATCTGAGGCGGCGTCAGCCAATTCGGTTTCGCGTTCAATATTTTGGATGCGCTTTTCATGCTCGTTATCATATATTGATATTGTTGCCTCCGCCGCCTTGGATGCAAGCAACTTTAGATCGGCCATTAAATTGCCGGCCGCAGCAACCGTCTTTGCATTATGGGCCTTGATGGCTGCGTCCTGATCATCTGCTGTTTTTTTGGATAGTTCCGATATGAAATCGGCCGACTCCTTCTGGAGTTTATTGATAGCATCGACTTCCGCTTGTGCCTTAGCGATCTTGCCTGAATCTCCGCCAGCCTTCGCAAGATCTAACTGTCCGTTAGCAAATGCTGCCTGTATATCCAGGTACTTCTCTTGATAGTCCTTTTGCCGCTGCAATTTCTTTTTGTCATCCTCCACCTGAGCGTCGGCGCTATCGATTGCGTATTGCTCGTCAAGTTTTTTGCGCTTTCCATCGTAATTAATAACCGACAATAGGTTACTGGCTAAATTTTTATCAAGCGCATCGCTCCGCAGATTATATTTAGCGGTTACATCAGTGACGGAGTTTTCAGCCTTATTTTGTTCATCGATCGCCTTGAACCTCTTCTCGCCCCAGCTGACCACCGTGTCATATATCTCCTTTTCGGTGTTGGCATTGAGCTCCACCAAAGCCTTAGCCCGGTCGCTTTCGATCTTGTCGAATTCCTCCTGCGTTTTGTTATGCTCGATGGCAAGTTTTAATTGCAGGGCATAATCTCCGGCTATAGCCTGCGAACGGTCGCTTATATTTTTATACAGTGCCGTCAGTCGAACATCTAATTCCTTGGTATCATTCTCAGATATAGCCTTTTGCACGGCAGCATCGCTATCCAATTCATTCTTATTGATCGAATTGAGATAGGACAACCGCGCATCATTATATTGAACAATGAGCTTATATTGCTCCTGCTGGGATTGTTCGGTGATCTTGGTGCGCTCTTCGGCAGCTTTTTGGATGGCAATCGTTGATGTACCAGTTAATGCTCCGTTTGCATCCCGAGCACCAGGCCTGGAAAGTTGCTCATTGAGATTGGCCGCCAGGATGTCCTTTTCCTGCTGCGCATTGGACCGGATAGCGGCCAGCCGCTGTTCAAGGGTGCTTCTGTCATCATTAAGTATCAACTGATTTTTGGCCTTAATGGCATCAGCCTGCTGGAGTGAAGTTTGGAGGGTGATCTGCCTAAGCTCTTCGGCGTCATGCTGCTGTTTATCAATAACGACGGCTTCGCCGGCGATCACGGCCTTATTGTAATTATCGCGGATATCAGTTTGATCCTTGGCCGTCTTTTTAATGGCATCAGCAGCCTTTGTGACCGATTCTAATTGAGTTTTGGCATCTTCTGCACTTAATTGATTACCGAATTTCTGATAGATTTGCAGGTATGCTTCGCCTTGGTTGATATTTCCTCTCTGAACCTGCTGCCAAATTTTACCTATTTCGACAAGCTCTGTTTGCTTTTTCAAAAGCGGATTTAACGAATCGTCCAGGCTTTTCACATTTCCATCGATAATTCGATAGGCTTCGCCGAGATCGTTGGTATTAGCGGCTTTTTTCAAATCGTTTTGCGCCGTCTGAAGATCGAGATCGGCAGTGGCCTTTTTAATACTATAGATGTCGTTGTAGCTTTGTTTATTCGCCTGAGCCAATGTCAATGCATCCTGAAGGTTTTGTTTGGTGTGCTGCGAGTCTTCATCCGAAAGCCGAATTCGTTCCAGAAGGATTTCATTGATCTTTTCCATAGCCTCAGCGAGTTCAGCAGATTCCGCAGCAGCCTTATTTTCTGCCTCAGACCATTCGATAATCTTGGCAACCAGGACGCCGACGGCGATGATCACAGCGCCTATACCAATACCGACCAAGGCTGTTCTAAGCCCAATAGTGGCTTCCGTGGCGCCTTCCGTTGCCGCAGTCTCAGCTTCAATGGCTGTTGTGTTCGCCACTGTACCGGCTACGCTGGCCTCGGTAGCGGCGACATTGGCCTCCTTTGCAGCGGTGTCAGCGACTTCAGCGACCTTTGCTTCGCCGAATAACCGCACCTCGATCGCCTTAATGAAATTAAGGGCCTTTGTTGCTTCTGCCTCCAAAGCTGTGGCGATAGCATTTCGATCTTTTAAAGCAGCCGTAGCCTCTTCCAGGCCTTGCAAAAAGGTCATTACAGCTACGAGCTTATTCAATTCCTTTTCAACCTTCTCATTGCCGTCGGCAAAAACACCTGCCGCGCTAGCGCCAATCGCGTATGCGCCGCCCAATCCTTTCGCCACGCCGGTCAGGGCAGTAATAGCCGGCGCGTCACCGGTCAAAATAGCTTGCTCCCGATGCAAGTCCTTTATTTTCTGCTCGGACTGAGTATAGACTGTATTCAACTTTTCAAACTCCTCAGAATCCTTGGCGCTGGTCAACGAAAGAGCATCAAGGGTGTTCTTGACATTCCGCATCTCCTGGTTAACATTGGAAAAGCCGACTTTCTGGCGGCCCAGACCGCCTTCCAAAATCTTCTGTTGAACGATCAATTGTTCGTAGGCAGCTGCATCCTGCTGTAATACAGGTGCGGATGCGCCAGCGCCCCCAGCGAAACCGCTAACATTATTGCTATTGCCGCCATAGCGTCCATTGTCAAATCCTATCGGCACCCTGGTTAGATCCTTTGCGGCGCTCTGTCCTCTCGTCTCGATAGCCGCGATCTTTTCATTGACACCTTCCAAAAGTTCATTGAGCCCTTGGAATGCGGGAGCAAGAGATCCGGCATAGTTGCCGATATTCATCTTCTGCTTTTCGGCGACCGATGCGTTTTCGCGGATGAACTCTGTGTTTTTGTTGAGCTCGGCATTGATCTCCTGCAACCGCTGTTTGCCCTCTTCCGTTTCGAGATTTAGGTTTTTCTTTTCTATCGTCAATTTGGCATTGGCGGCCTCTGCTTCGTTGATAGAATTAACCTCCGCGCTTTGGAGACGGGCGGACGCAGATAATTCTGCGTTGCGCTCCCTCAAAGCCTGCTTTTCCATAGCCAGACCTTCGGCCGCATCGCTGGAAGCGGCATTGTTCTTCGCCTGGGCGGCAGCAAGCTGGTCTACAATCCGCTGATATTCTTTCATCGCGGTCGATAGATCGCTGGTAGTCTGCTTGCTGGCAGCTTGGCGCTTTGCCTGCTCAGTTATTGTATCGTTATATTTCTTAGCGGTATCGTTAAAGGCGCTGAGCGCTTGCGATCCTTCGGTAATGGACCTTTTAAGGTCGGCAAGGCCGCCATTACCTAATGGGTTGAACTTGGTCCCGTCATATTCTTTAAGCTTGCCGAACATATCGACGAAAAGGTCGAGCACCTGCTTTTTTTCGGCATTCAGTTCATCGATGTTGAACCCAAACGATATAATATTTTGAGCTGACATTCAGTTAATTTTATGGCCGTTTCCAGATAAAACCACCAGCCGATCTCGCCTTCCCTTGAATCGCCGAATTAATATTGGACTGTCTAATGCCCGTTTCGCGTTGCGCATCTGCTTCGCTAAAAAACACCTTCACCAGCTCTCCTAATTTTGTATATTGAGCAACCGGCTTTGAAAACCTACGTCTGCATGATTCGGCGCATTTTTGAATCGTATTTGCATGCAATCCTGTTTTATACGCATGCTGCTGATTCTCTTCCCTCGTATTCCATTCCAGATTGTCTTTTCGGCAGTTGAGTTTATCTCCGTCTTTATGATTGACTTCTGGTTTGCATTCTGGATTTGATATATGCGCGATGGCAACAATTCGGTGAACTAAAACATTTTTTGAAATTCCGCTCTTGACTAGATTTACAGTTAGATAACCTCCTTCACATTGCAAACCGGGTCGCAGAATTCTATCTGGCTGATGACGGACAGCGCCACGGCCCCAAACCCAAGATCGAGCCAATGATTTTATACGTCCTAAGTCTGACACCTCGTATACCCCTTCATATCCTGGTATGTCTTTCCATTCTTCCATCATCTTGGTTTCTTTATTCTTTGTTGAGCTTTTGATTCCTCTACCTCATCCCTCCGGTCTTTGATCATGAGGGCTAACTCTTCAACTGATGTTTTTTCCTTATCTATGTGAAAGCCGGATTGCGAAAGGCGGTTAAGCGTGGTCACAAAATCCTTTCGGCTTTCCAATATGGAATGCTCTTTAGTCTGCTTCTTTTTGCGAAGAGCAATCAGCTCGTTGACTTTTTTGTCTACGATAGCCTGGTATTTTGTTTCACGGGCCTCGATCTTGATCAACTTTTTCAGGAAGCCTTCTTTATCCGGATAGTTTTGGTCCCAATAGATTTCATGTCCGTATTTTTTTACCATCTTTAATTCTGGCAGGTACGGAATATCGAAGTGTTTTAAGAATTTTCTTTGCAGATCGATAAACCGTTTTATGGTCTGGATGCGATTATCAAGCGAGTTTATGTAGGATACGATATCAAATTCTTGAGACTGGAACAGACCGGAATAGTCGGCGTATTCGGCGTAGATGTATTCGAAGGCTATCCGGAGATCATCCTCCGATGCCTCGCCTTCGATCAATAGCGCCTTGTATTTATGATCGAACGAGCATTGCATGAACTGCTTTACCGAACAATCGGCAGCGCGTTGGATAATATTTTCCGGAATAGGCATTATTTGTGGGTTACAACAATTCCAGTTTTTTCAAGCAGTTGCGCTTCAACCGAAGGCATCGTATAGTTTTCCGCGAATTCAAGCCGGTGATCTTTGTCTACCTCCAAAAGAGCATCATCGCTGTACAAGGTGATATCGCCGAAATAAGGCACATCGCTGTCGGCCTCGATCAATTGTCCTTCCGTTTTCATCTCCAGCGATTCGTAAAAAGCGCCGGTCATATAGTTGGTGACCCTGTCTATGACCGCCCCTAACCCCTGGCCGTTTGCCTTTTTGATCTCGACGGTACGCGGCGAATACCCATTGCGACCGAAGATCGTGTTGGGCTTGTCGTTGCCGTCTTTGCCTTCTTCCAGTTGTTCGCGGATCATCGGCGGAAGCTTGTCCGCATTGTCTTCGACAGCGGTTTGTAGGGCTTGCCCGAAATCAAAGGCCTGGAGCTTAGATATCCGCTCAGCAAAATCATCCAGCATAAAGAAAGTTTTGAAATAAGGCCGCAGTCTTCCACGGCCTTATTAGGTTATTAAGCAGGGGTACCGGCAGGCTTAACCGGAGAAACGGCCACGCTCTTGGGGATGCCCAATTCAGCGGCCAGCTCTTCATAGGCGACATCCTGCGCACCTTGCGGCAGGTGTCCGAATATCTTGCCAGGTTCCTTTTTAAGGTCGTCTAGCGACTTATAGGAAGCGAAGGCTTCAAGGTTCACATCGACACCTTTGATGCCTTTTTCGTCTACCGGGCCAAATCTTTTAGTTGCCATGTTATTTAAGCTTTTAAAAATGATAAATTGGATGATAGCAACGGATTACGGGATCGTGATGTTAACCGATTGGATTCCTTCATATCCTTCGACCCCGTTGGTAAAGAGCGTAGAAACAGAAGCCAACGCAACCGTATACTCCGTACCGCTGGCAAAAGTGCCGGTGAGCTCGATATGTCCGCCTACGATTGCGGCTGCGGTGATCGTTACTGGCGTTCCTGCAATAGTTGCCGTTACAACGAAGTTGGCAACAGCGGCCAGCGGCGATCCAACCAGCGCTACCAGGTCAGTATTGGCGCAAAGGGTTTCGACGCCGATCTTCAGTTTGGTAGTGCTCGATCCTGTTGCATCGGTTACTTCTACATCCAGCAGTCCCGTCAGATCGGTGATCGCGGCATCGCTCTGGAAAATCTCACCGAAATTGACATACTCCTGCACGTCAATCGTCATCTGGAAATAGATATATCCCGGATTTTTGAAATCGGCGAAGTCTGGCGACGGGCTGTACATAAAACTCGTCTTGATGCCACTGAAAGTGCCATCCTCATTCGCCCGCATAAGCACCTGGTTGGCATTGTCGACCTCGATGAACGAGTAGCCGGCCCTTAACAGCGACTCAAGCACCTGCGCATAGCATATCCCTCCCTCCGTCGTTCCAAACATCCGGGTGATCTTGCCGTAACGAACGAATATCGGGGTGCCATCATCCTGAATGGGGATAACGTCGCCTTCTTTGTTCACGGTCAGTTTACGGATCGGAACATCGGGACCAAACAACGGATAGATCCGCTGTCCTGCCGCCGCGTGAATTTGCGTTTGCAGGTAAGCGTCGAAATTAAGCATGTCCGTGGCCGTCCATTTGAGGTTCGGCGGCACCATGAACAGCATTGAGGTCGGCCCCATCGATTCGCTGCACTCGGAGCCGGAGTTTTTTATCGTAAGCGCTTTTAAGCACGCTTTAATTAAAGCACCCATTGAAAAAGTGTTTTTAAGATTTACATTTTGTTACTGTCTTGAAAGTCAATTCCAGGTTCTGCAGCTCGATCGCGTCGATATAATCGTTCAGTTTCGCTTCCGCTTCCGACCCAAACCTGTCCCACTTGACCATCTGGAAAGCTCCTGGGTCATTGCCCACGACATTGGGATGCTTTGCAAGCTGACGCAGGAACTCTCCATAGATCGGATAAAGAACAGGTTTCATGGTCTTCGTCATGCGTGCCTGCGGTTCATCCGTCAGGTTAGATAGCATGGCAATGGATATCTTGGGAAACTTCACGACGGCATAGTAGCCGGTGCCGGTTTGTTCCGGGAAATCCTGGAACACGGCGAAGAGTGGATACTTGTTATCTTTCAACGTGATTGAGCCATTGAGCTTTTGGAGCTTCGTCAGGATTTGAATAGGCCGGCCGTAGTAATAGAGGATATGCTTGTTGAGGACAGGGAATAAGACGTCGTCGACGGCCTTCACTACCTCGCCAAGAATATCCACGATATATAGCGGCTGCCATTTCATTAGTCCGTCTGTTTACGAGCTACGAGTTTGCCACTGATGGACCCCGACATGGTTCCGGTACCGGTCCATTGCACGCCATACCATTTCCATCCCTTTTGAAAGCTGTAGCCTTTGATAAGGTTCCCATTGGGGACGGTAACTGTGTCTTTGGTGATCTGGCTGATGTCGTGCCAATTAGTCCCATCGTCACTGCCGACAGGAACCATCGTTCCCCCATTGGTGCCGGATATCTTCGTGATCACGACGGTCGCCGTGATCGTTTCCTTGTATCCGATGGTGTTCAGGGCCATAATGCGAGCAGTGGTGCCGGTGACCGTATCCAGCACTCCGCCGCTGGTCGTCGAAAGCAGGCTCGATTGCGCCGATCCTGCAAAAGCCATCGCCAACAGGCAAATGGCTAAAAAAGATGCTTTGAGATGCGTTTTCATTATCTGAAAATGTTGTTTGTTAAAAAATTGGGTTCATAAAACCAAAATGCTTCAATGCATGATGTTCGTCGGGGAGTGTCCATTCCGGATAGATCGTCGGATCAGCTATCTGCGTGGCTTCCATGAATGCGCAGAACTGCTTCACCCACCCGCTCATCTCATTCCAGGCGGCGGCTATCTTTTTACGAGGGCTGGCGTTGATGGAATTTTCTGCGGTGGTAACCACTTCGCCGAAATCAGTGGTCTGCGTGGCATTTCCGCGCCGATACCAGTAGTAGACATATCCGGCAATACAACTCTCGCTCGGCGTGATGTCCGGGGCATTGATCGGATCGGTCCGTTGATCGAATTGAGCAAAGAACTTTTCCGCAGGCCCAAAGACATCATTGAGCGCGAGAAGCGTCAAAACGCCAGTTGCTATATCCCAGGAATAGTCCACGTCAGGAGTCAGTGGCGCGCTTCCACGAAATAGGATGGGAGTCCATCCGCGCCAATCGTCCGTCCCATTCGTCCCATCTAAGGTTGCCACCTTCGTGTTAGCCGTAAATCCAGCGGTTGTTCCGACGGCGATGTAGACCGGCTTTTTATAGGAAGCATTGCCTGCGATCGTAAAAACGGGAGTGTCCGTCACGATGAGCCCTTTCCACAACTGGATGCGGTCCTGAAAGTCCGTGTACTCTTTGCCGTACAGGATATCCAAAAACCGTTGATCCGGTGGTGTATTCGACATCCCAGCGACGAACGCCTTATAAAGCGGATAGCCGAAGAGCTTTTGCAGGAACAGCGGTTCATATTTTTGTATGTACCAACTGATCCGCTCAGCTACTTCAGGGCTGCCCGAATTCGGAATGGTTAGGTCCCCAACGAAATATGATGCATCGATAAATGACATTACTTCGAATTATCCTCTTTTACCAGGGTAGCAAAACCGGCTTTGATGAACTGATCGGCTGTTTCCGGCGCGATCTCTTTGATGTCGCCATCTTTGAGATGCTTCTGCTTTTTCCAGTCCTTAGGATACTTTATCAACACCTTCACCCTTTCGGATGGAGCATGTTGACCGTCAGCAGCCGCAGAGATCATGGATACCGTGCTCACCGTTACATTATGGCCCGGCTGCGGTTCGTCACCGCCGACCATCATAATCGTATTGACCGTGGATTTGGGTTGGCTGATCTCTTCTTTTTCCAGCTCACCGACCGATTCATCTTTTTCGACTGCAGTTTCCTGCAAGTCTTCCGATTCTTCTACCATGATAAAAAGTTTAACCGTTACGAAATACTATACGGTGATAGCCGCTTTGACGGTGGCGAAATCCGGTCCGCTTACGATGGCTACTTTCCGTACGGTGGAGATGTAGTCATAGTAGAACTGCTCCATCACCGTTGAGAATTTGTTATCGCCGAAATCGGTACCGTTGTAGCCGACCCGAACAATCAAACCACCACGCAGGATGATATTGTATTGTTTCAGATCACCGGCGAGCAAACCATCAGCACCCAGCGAAGACGTGTCAATCGACGGGTTGCCGACGAACGACACGCCATTGAGAACCTCGGGCGGGTTCAGGTACGATCCCTGATTGTTCTTCTGAATACCCATCCGATACTTTTTGTTGGTGCCCATGATGGCAGTGTTCGTCTTTGCGCTGCCGAACGTCGCATTGTCTACCTGAGCGGCCAGTGCTGCGACAGCGTCATAATCATTCACATCCACTACGCCAGCACCGCCTTTGAAGGCTGCACCCTGGTTGTAAAGAGTAGCGGCTGCGATGATGTTGGGAAGAATGGCCTGGTTGACGCGGTTGATCACGTCGATACGGCCCTTATTCAACAGATCGCTTTCCAGCTGGGCGAAATCGATGTGAAACTCTTCGGTGATGCCGATGATCGTCGCTTCCTTTTTGTAGGTCGCGCTGTTCAGCTTGTAGATGTACTGCGTCGGGGTCTTGGTTACGCCTTCAGCCGTGGTAACCGATCCGCCAACTTTGGGCTGTTCATCGAACCACATGGCGAAAGGTTGCGCGGAGATGTAAGACGCGTTGATCGTATTACACAGATCGAAAATCCAGGCGGAGTTACGATACTGGCTATTAATCACCGAGCCAGCACCTACGCGAAGCAACGTAGCCGGATCAAGCGCCTGCGTGATAGAAGCCACGGCGCAGGCGGGAACGCCGTCGATGGTGGCTTCCAAACCAGTCGTCTTGGTCATGTCGATCGGCTTCATCACCCATTCGCCTTTGGCGTTCAGGTTGAGCATGTAGGTCTTGGTGCCCTGGCCCTGCTGATAAATCTTCCGCAGGTTTTCGGTGTCTTCGCGAAGTACCTGGCCGTGAGATTTGGTACCGACCTTGTCGGCGCCCAGCTGCAACGCAACTTCAGCCAGCGTAGTGCCCTGCTTTTCGCAGATTGCTTTTACAGCATCTACGGCTGTTTCGGCTGCATTCTTGTACTCATCGAAGGATTCCTTCGATATGTAATTGCCGTTTTTAACGGCATCAATGGCGAACTGCTTTACTTTGGCCTCGTAAGCATCAATCTCGGTTTTAACCTTTGCCGCCATTTGCGGCCCGAGTTGCGCAACGAGCGCGTCAAGTTCTTCTTTCGTAATCATCTTCTTTTACAATTTGAACGGGTTAGATAAATTTTGTTTCTGCTATGGCGCGGAGCGAATCGAAGGTTCCCACTTCTGCCGTATTACTGTCCGGCGAACAATACTGTCCGCAGGTAGGGCATTTGGAGGAACCGGAATCCGGCGCGCTATACACCGTCATACACCCCTGGCATAGGACGATGCCTTTGATCGCCCCTAACGAGTCAAATGACGGCTGGTCCTTGTCAGTGCTTTGCAGCGGCTGGGTGCCAGTGTCGGACTTTACGTCCAGGGTCGGTGTCAATTCGTTTGAGCCAAAAAGAACGCAGGAATTTTCAAGCAGCTTGATCTCGGTCACTACCCAGAAATAACCGCGGGCGTCGACGACGTCCTTATTGATGATCTGCGGGTAGTACTTGTTCCAGAAATCATATTCTTTCTCGCTATCCTTGTCGTTGATGCAGAGCGATATCTTCACGTACTGCAGGCCAATGGAGTGTTGATTGATCTTCCCGAGCTTGTACTGGTTGAAAATCTTCTCGTTGTACGACGCCATTACGTCCGTTTCGAAGATCAGGACCTGGGTGGTCCCGGATTGGTTCAAACCCAGGTCCGTAAGCTTCATATCCTTGCTGTAGATCTTCGCTACTTCGCCGATCTTGGCCTCGATCTGGTGGATGTGGTCATGCAGGTGCGGGATCATGCCCTTGCGCTGCTTGATCGAGCTTTTCCAGCAATCGGGGATCAGTACATCCAGCTGGCTATCGCACCAGTTAGCGGTATTGGCGACGACAGTCACATGGACGCTTTCGTCATCTGGGATCATCGTCCCGCCGTCGGCGTCGCCATCTAGGTCGCCGTCGCCGGTTGCGTCAGCCTTGATGATTGAACCGTCTTTCGTGATCTTCATCCGGCTGATCTCCGGCGACCATGAAAATGGGTCCGCATGCTTGACGATGGACTTCTTTTCGGCAATCAGGGCTTCTTTGTTCGTCTTGAGATAGTCGAACAGCGGTTTTCCCGATAGGTCCTTCAATGCCAATAGCTTGCTCATTTCTTGACGATTTCGTTTGTTTTAACCTGGCGCTCCTTGATCTCCCGCTGTGCCTCCAAAGCGGCTTTATCGACTTTCGGCTTCTCAGCCGGCTTAGTTTCCGTTGCCATTGTTGGAATTGTTTTGATTATTGGAATTGGTGGCCGCAGTATCTGACGATACATTGGCCGTGTTAGGCGCCGGTAGTTTCGGTTGGATCAGTCCTTGGGTGATCATCTCACTGTAATACAAATCGCGGCCGGGAACCGTGTCCATGCCGAGCATTGCGCGCCACTCGTTCCAGGTGATCAGATCGTGTTCGAATTCGATCGTCAGCGCCTGGTCCATATACCAGCGCCCGCGTCCCTGTTCAGTTATGTCCTCCTGCAATGCCGGCAGATGACTGAAATCGGTGCTGATCTTTAGCCCCAGCTTATCCAGGCCTAACCGGTAGGTCCAAATTTCGTCGTCGCTATCACTGTCCGGGATGATGGAGTTGGTATATAGTGACCGTTCGGCAATGTCCTGGTTGTCGAACTTGGCATCGACCAGGCCAAGCAGATACGGCGGATAGTTTAGGCCGTCGCAAATCTGTTTGGCATCCTGGAGTTCACCTTCCAGTAGTTTGAGTTGAGCAACATCAAAACCGACAGTCTGAAGTTTCAGCTTCGCGTCAGTGATGATGGCTTTTCGCTGCCCATGCATGATGCCGTATTGCAGAAAGTCTTTATGCAGGTCTTGCAGTTGTAGTGGATCATTCGGGAAGATGCCGGCTTCCGGATTGTCGTTACTGTCGTTGGTCAGCAGCCACTGCGGACCGCGATTGCGGATCAGCGATCCACGGCTGTTGAGCGACGCAATGAAGTTGTCGATCGGCTTTTCCAAGGCGAAAAGCTTGCTGTCGGGCAGGAACAACGACACGTTGTTCTCGGAACTGTTGTTCATCATGTACGTGCCCGTACTGATCTGGTTTTCCCGCAGAAAGATGATGCTGTTAGGGTCCAATTGCACCGAATGGCCCATGTAGGTGAGCCAAATCGATTCAAAAGGCTGATCGCCGTTCGCGTAAAACAGATTCGTGCTGTCGCGGATCTGTAGCATCCACGGTGGAATGTTCCATAGCTTCCACCGGGACGGGTCGTTTTCGAAGCCGACGGGCTTTACGATAAGCACGGGGCAGTAGCCGTAGATCTGCTTGTAGATGTTGCCTTGCGCCTTGAACTGCTTGCCGGTTTGCAGCAGGTTCGGCCGCTTCATCAGTTTAATATACGCTTTGGCCGCGGGTGTGATGACTTCGCGCTTGTCATCATCGGACTTGACGACCGTCTTGCCGTTGACCAGGGCCTGCGCCTTTTTGTTGATGACTGCGGATACAATGGGGCAAAACTGATACGCTATTAGCGAGCTATTGAAGTTGCCCCAGATGAAGGCTTTATCGGCGCCATTGACGCCGAAGAAGAAATTACCGTTGCGCCAGCGGGAATGTTGGATGAGCTCGGAGGTGACGGATTTCGTCGCGATCGCAGCAATAGCGTTGCCGATATTGCCTTTCATCAATTCCCTGCCTGCGATACCGTATTTGTTCATTGGGCGTAAATGAAAAAAGCGCCAACATCATCTTTCGATGATACTGGCGCTCAACTATGTGGCGCAACTTAATTTGTAATCGACAACGCTGGGGCTCTATCTACCTGTCTTCTTGGAAAAACATCCTGGCATCAGGACGTTACCAAATTGATCTTGTACCCCATAAGGGATATGAACTACTTGGCTGACACGCTTACTCAACTCACTCCGGCCCTCGGGTTTATGTTCTGCTTCGAGCTTATTAACCACGCCGCACTTACACCTGATCTCGATGCTGCCGGCGTCGATATAACCCTTGGCAATTAGCTTACCGCAGGAGATACAGCACACCGGCTTACTGGCTTGATTAATAGGCATTCTGGTCTAAAAGTACAGTAATCCTATAAATACTAAACTTTTTGGGAGGGAAAATTGGGGTCATCCGTAGATTTACGGTACCCACGTAACGGAAATTTCGGCGAAGGTGCTTAGGACATTGGCAAACTTTATTTCCCGGATCATCCTTCCCAATTCCTCGCCGCTACACGAAAAAACATATTCGTTCGGCTTATCTTGCTTAAAAGACATAATGCAGTTGGTCCAATCGGTAAATCTCGGCTCCCGTTTCAGATGATCACATAGTGCGGTTTTCAATATCCCGTATTCCTCGGCGTTTAGAGCGCCGGCTAAGTCCCTCATCAATGACTCATGAATAGATGGTAAATCAAGTAATGCAAGGCCTTTAGCTGTTGGCCATGCCGACCTGAGCGATACGCCCCATTCGATATAGCCGCGATCAACTGCTCTTCCCATGGCGCTCATCACCACCTTTTCTGGTGCCTGGAATTTTTCCATAAGCAATTCCGATGCAAAAGGGCCATGCGTCTCGTGGGCCCGTTTGCAAGCCAGGACGACTTCGATGTCTGATATGTCGGATCGTTTGCTCATTTCGGCTGATTTATAGGGCGCTCACGCATGGCCTGCGCCCTGTTCGCGTAAAACCTGTCTATCGCCTTCCTTGCCGCGATCAGATTAGCCACCGGCTCTTCCATGCACAGAAGTAGGCTTGTTTCACCCAGTTTTACGACCTCCGGTGAACTTTCGCCAATCGACAGCGGCCATTCAGGGTAGATGCGTTCGGTATTCTTTGGAATAGGTGTACTCATCTGAGCCATTATTTGGGCAATGGTCATTTCTATGGACGCCAACATAGCAAACCCGCCTTGAGGATGACTCCTGCGCCGAAGTCTTTCAAGTCGGTCGCGCTTGGGAAATATGCGTTTGCGCGGATGACCATATTGCCAGCTCACAAAGGCGCCGAACCGTTCACATATCCGACGAATCTCTTTATCTCTTCGCTGAATGACCGCAGTTCTCTGTGAAGGGATATTTTCCGTGACCATATTGCTTATTTTATCGGTTAAGTGGGAATTTTGTTGTCTCTGGTCGGTGGCAAATGTTGCCAAAGTGGGAAAACAATCCAAATTTTATGCGCTTCCGGATTTACCACCCAATGCCAATACCAATAATTGCACGATCTCTGGTAAATAACCAACGTCGTCGCCAGGCTCATAGACTTCCTCCCTTGGAATATCTTCGCCGGTTTCTGCATCTACAAAATCGTAATCAAATCGATCTTTGAAAACGCTGCAAACACAGAAATCGTGATAATGAACGGAGAAATTGCCAGTCTTAAAAAGCTCTATGACTGCCTTTTGTTCTTTCGTCAAATTTTTAAGCGTTAGTATTTTAGGCATCGTCTTTTATTGTTAATTCCTCACCGGTGAGGGCGAAATAAAGATTCTGTAGCTGATGGACGAATTGCAATTCTACATCCGGGAATTCCAAATGAATGATGTCTCCTTTTGACCATAGCCGTCCTGTTTCTTCATCTTCTGGATCGCCTATATGCCAATAGTCGAACGAGTCGCCTTTTTCCGAATATGATTTGAATCCCATCTTCCGCAGCCATTCCTCGGTTAGGGGGATGGGATGTAAATCCGACTCTCGCCAAAATTGACCATGTGGTTCAAGTTCTTCCCAAATGCTCGCGTCTTGATCTTTTCCAATCGCTCCTCCGACCAATATAACTCGCTCATAAGGCATAGATTTGTCTTCGCTGCTTGACCACCTATCATACTTTAAAAGGGCCAAATTGCCATATCGCAGCTCATTTGCTTTGATCATAGTGTTTTAGTTTTGCCGCGACGTCTGCCACGGACGGGATTCATAAATCTCGGTATCCTAACTCCCCTAGCCTCAAACACAATGGAATAAGTATTGGCGAACCAATCTTCGGTCGTCCATCCCATTCGCATCTTGATGGGTCCCAAGCGTTTCATGCTTTTATTGAAGAAATCCCTATCGATCGATCCGCGATGCGTTTTCGGATCGATTGTGATCTCGGTGGGGCTTCGAATAATCTGGCCTAGTTTGATCATAACCCAAATTCGCTTTTAAGGTGTTCAATGAGCTTTTTCGCTTCCAATGCCGCCAATTCTTTTTTGCCGATACCTTCAAGCGCTGCAATATCATCGACCGTTTTAAACCGGAACTCCTGTTCGGGACTGGGTTTAGGAAACGATGAGATCGGTCCCAGCTTGCCCAACATGACCGGAGGAAAGAAGATTTGTTTTAGACTATTTTTCATGGCTTCCAAATTTACATCTTACCCTGCAAACCGCATCGAATAACTACTCGCTTTCTTCCTCAACTTCGTCCTCTGCACCTTTATCGCTTTCTGTGGCGCGCATAGAATGGCCTTTTATCCCATATCGGCCCGCATCTAAATAGTGATCAGGGCGGCCGGCCACCGGCGTAGCCAGGTAGACTTCGTTGCCCGTGGCGAGGTCGACACCCTTTTCCCAGGTATACCCATCATGTTCACGCTCCAAGTTATCGTCTGGCAGGTAGAAGTTATTATAGGCCTTGACCTTGCTAATACCCATGACGACGCTATTTGGCCCCTTCTTGATCATCCGGAAGGGAATACCAGCGCGGCGCAACTGAAATGACATATTCTTGTCGTGGTCACCCCAAACCATTGTAGATGTTGTACAGCCGTTATTTTTCAGGATACGCGCCATATATTGCGCCGGCGTGATCCGTAAATTGTCTTTGGCTATAAGATCCAACATCGCATTTTCAGAAAGGTATAATAGCGGCTCCCAATATCTATCCCGTCCGTTTATGTATATCTTGACGATGGCGCAAGGGTCGACATTGTAGCCAAAGTCTATGCCGAATACAAAGGGAAGGCCTGGCGGAATCTTTTCGACCTTCTTGAAATTGTAAATGCGGCCCATCAGCTTGCCCTTCAGTCCTCGAGCGTATACCTTCCAAATCTCTTCGTCGGTGATATTTTCTAGCTCATCCCTCTTTTCCTGGCTGATGAAATGATTGTGTATATGCCAGCTACGTAGGACCTTCACACTATTAAATTCCTTTTTCCCGGTCCTGGGGTTAACCTTGCAATCAATGATCTTATCGTCTACCCAAAAGTTTTGATAGGGGTTGTAATCAATATAGACCTTGAAATTGGTACGGAAAATGAGCCGGTATGCTACCCCCCATGACAGACGCGGAGCTTCGCAAATGTAAAGGATATCGCATTTTGCGCCCTCCGCCTGGAGGATGTTCTCAAAGGATGTGAACTTTATCGTCGTGCCGGTGCCGAACGTGATCTTGAATTCGCTTCGGTTGTATCCTTTGATCAGGCTTCTCAACACCGGATTCTTGCCATAGAGGCCCTCGAATATCGCGATGCCGTCTTCTTTGAGCTTAGTAAGGGTCCCCGAGCAGATCGTGATGCCATTAGGAAAGTACTTCATTGCCGCCCACGTCAGACATACCCGGATGATCGATTGTGTCTTTCCGGAATAGGTGCCACCAGGGTTGACAACGATCTTTTCCTTTGCCAACAGATTCGCCCAATATAAGGGCATCCTGTCTGTTTCCGGGAAAAGGTTAATCGCTTCCTGCATCATCGGTCAGGTTGGACGGAAATTCAATATTCATACCCTCGGGTAGCATGATTCGCACGAAAGGATTTTTGGGAACATCATTACCATCCTTGTCCACGTCGCGCTTTTCCTGCTTTTCAACCAACCCTAAATCTCGGGCAATGATGTTCGCGTTGAGAAAGCCAGCGGCGGCCCCGGTGAACTTCTGCTCATAGATGATCTCCCGCACGCGTATACAGATTAGAGAAAAGTCTTTTGTGATCGGGTCGTCCTTTTTCGAATCTTCCTTCAAACTCTTTTCAAATTGCATGAACCACAACGTATTGCAATCGAGATATCGGCATAAACCCTGAATCGTGAATGCCCTCATCTTCGGCAACTCCACAAATTGCGACGGAGCAACCCACGTTCCGTCCTTGTCTTTGTATGGTCTAGGAGGATTTTTTATCTGTTCCAGTTCTATAAGCGGGTTATTCACACACCATTTGAAATATTGCTCGCAGGCTTCCCATAGCAAATCTGGGGTGGCAAATAGCTTGTCCCTCCCATGCTTGGATCTCTTTTTCCAAAACTGATTTCCTTTAGGTGCTCCCATAAGTTAAAGCTACTAAACTATTTAGTAATCAAGAAGGATCGCTGAGATCAACAAGGCCGAGCAGTAGATTTACGGCTAGCTTGTCTTTGATGTGAGCGTTCTCGTAGGCCCGCTGGAGAAGCGTCAGTTTGTGCGGCCTTGCCTCATCCCTGACTTTCGGCATTGATCGGGACGGCTGGAATTCATCATCCGAAATAAATCCTTTCAAGTCGGCGATGCCGAAATAGTCGGCGATCCGAATTAGAAGCTCCGACGGCGGAAAAGCCCTCCCTTCTTCGTATGACCCGTAAGCCGATCTTGTGATGCCGAGATCGGCGGCGACTTTCTCCTGCGTGCGCTTGGGTTTGTTCTCGCGGGCGGCAGTTAGATTTTTTGCAAATACTTCATTCATCTTTAATGGGATAGTTGACTTTTGGCGGGACGGATCGAAAACGTTTCTCGTGAAACAGCCGTAGTTTCACGGTTAGGCAATAAGGCCCATGCGGATACCCATTGCGATTATCTCCCCGGGGGTGCGGGCGCGCATCTTTTTCATGATCGCGTTTACGTGATCTTCAACGGTGCGGGTACTTAATCCGAGTGAGGCGGCAATCTCCTTATACCGCAGGCCGTTGGCCATTCCTTGGATAACTTGGATTTGGCGGGGAGTGTACTTTAATAGGTCGTTGGATAGTTCCATATTGGATGGTTTTCACTTTTTGGGGGTCCGGCAGGAAATTTAAATATCTGCGAGCTGCTTTTCCAATTCCGCGATATGCGCTGAGACACGTAACCGATAGACATCTTCATCGAAAAATCCGCGCATTACGGCAGGCACATAATTAAAGCTTTTGCCGGATGGTGATGTCTGAAAGGTCGTTCGCGGGCATTCATCTAATTCAATAAGGCTTCGATTTATAAAATCGATCTCCTTCTTAATGGCAGTTGCCTTTTGAAGCTGTTCTTTGGTCATGTTTTGAGCAGTTTTCAGGATTTTGGGCCAGATCGGATTGTAATGGTTTGCGCCTTACTTTATCTCCAGCTCTTCGCCGCATAATGCGTAGAAGAGGTTCTGAAGTTGGTGAACGTATTGGATTCGCCCTATATGCGTCCTGTCATCGATACTTAGCCCGGAATATTCCACCTCACAGAAACCCGCTACCGGTATTACCACACAGTTGCGGCGTCGGTAATCGCGATAGATAAAATGAAGCATTGATTGTTCGAACTTATCGAACCCGCATCTCTCCAACCAGGTCTCGTCCAGCGGGATGTATTCCAACCTTTCCTGCTCCAGGCTGATGTTTGAGCCGTCGGCCGCGTCTATGCCATCGATGATCACGCCGTCCGGGGTGATATATAAGACGGTGACGATCTTGTCCTCGAATTTGAGCTTGTTGCCTTGTCTCAGGTCCTTTGTTTGTATCATGGGGGTTATTCGTTTTCAGCTTTCATTTTTGCTTCAGTTTCTTTGAAGGCTTCCCCATCGATGAGGAAGAGTCCGCCATGCTTGGTTTTGCCCTGCATCCAGTTGTGAACATCCTCCGGCGGTGTTCCCACGGTGAAGAATCCGTTCTTTCCCTTGATCTCCACCTTGTCGATGTTGTTGAGGGATGCCAGGCGCAGGCCCGGGTTATTGTCGTCAGCCATTCGTTTGATGACGTCCAAGGAGGTGATTTTCTTTTCGGTATTCATACTTACTGTTTTTTGCTTTGAGGGTGAGAGGGTTGGGAGAGGGTTTCCTTTATCGCCGCGTTAAGTGCCCGCATATTGCTGGCCTGATACCCCGTCGTGCTTGATTCTAAAACATGCAGCGCGTTGCGATAGTCATCCCTTTCTTTTTCCAAAGCGGCTATCCGTTCTGCATCGGCTTTTCGTTCGCGTTGGAGTTGTTCAATGAGCGATGCGTTGAAGTCGGCTTCGGTCTTGTGGTCTATCCGTAAAGTAGCCAGCTGCGCCTCTAATTGAACTTGCAACTTGTATCTTTCTGCATGTTCGGACTGTAGCTGAGAGAGTTCGTTTTGGTATTCATCTCGTCTTTTCAAATAATAATCTTCATGCTTTTGCTGCTCTTCCATCATTTTGCGGTACATGGCGATGGCTCCATTTCTGCAAGCCACCGTTTCGGAAGTCTGCCTGTAGAACCGCGACAATTCGAAAATTAAGTCTTTGATTTCTTTCGGCTCATTGCCATAATGAAGGGGGATTGGGTTTCCGTGCGCGTCCCAGCCTTTGACGTCGCTCTCTCCTTTATCCTCCTGTCCTAATGGTAGGGGTTCAGACTTTGGCTGCCGCAGATCGCCGCTGCAATTACTGCAAAGCGTCTTGCATCTATCGCCGCCGCCAAATTCGTGATGGCAGAAAAAGTTCTCTTGCTGTATGTCTCCGCCATTGGCGTCGGTGAGATGCCGCTTATCGTTTGGCCCGCGCATAAGGTGCGAATCCGGATGGAACGAAGCCGCTCCATCGCTCGGCGATCTCGTTGGCGCTTTTTGCTCTATCTCTATGGATGGGGAAGGCTGTTCCTTTTTGAAGGATAAGCGAAATTTATCGGGCGTTCCTTCATTAATTATGCCGGTTTCAAAGCCCCATTCCAACCCCAGCATGTAAAAGACCTTCAAAAAGGCTTTGCCGGTCGTCTGCAAGAACCCTTCGAAGAACTTTTGCTTATCGACATCTGGCAATGACGAAAGGTCGGGGATAAGATCGTCTTCGGACTGCTGCTGTACGGATAATAGGGGCTGTTCTGGGACGCATTCCAATGGGGAAGCCGGTAATTCGGCCCAATAGGTAATACACTCTTCGAATGCCCATCCATAATCATCATCATCGTGTTTAAAACATTCGCCTTGCTCACCTAGGTAGCCCACGAACATTTCCGTAGCCGGTTTGCCTCTATGCATATATTCGGAAAACAGTAAAACTAGGCTACCAACTTCCGGCATACGTTCCGACACGGGAATCCATCTCAATCCTACCTGCTGTATAGGCTCAGCCTGCTCTATTTTCTTTTGAAGGTCTTTCACCCATCCACGAAGAGCGTAGATTGCCCGCTCATATCCTTCCTTATCGGCTTGCGGGTCTCCTTCGTTGTCGAGCCATTTAA